CTGTTTGTTAAACTCCTCGGCTTCCTTCCCGCCCTCGTACCACGCCTTTCCCAGCAGAACGACGGATGCTGCTATGCCACCGACCACGCCAGCGATCCCCAGTCCGCGTAGCGTCATCATTTTTTCGAGCCACCCGGCCTGATTCGCCAGGGTTATCCCGGAGCCACGCAGAGCGCCGAAGTTGCCCCGCAATAACTCTCCAGCCAGAACACCAAGCTCCCGACGTGCACCGGCGCTCTCGAAACCAAGGCTGTGCGTTGCGACCTTTGCCGCTTCCAGTTTGCGGATATAAACTTCAGCAGCATCGCTGGCGCCTACCTGCGCGGCTTTCATTCTCAACAGCTCAGTACCAGATAGTTTTTGTTCGACCACCTGGGCCTTAAGCTGGCGAAGAAATTTTTCGCGCGCCTGGTTCGCTTTTTCCTCAACCTGCTGGAGTTCTTTCTGCCGTGCCGTAGTGCGGGAAATCAGGGAGAGATAATCACCCTGAGTGATGTTCCCCTGCGCGCGGGCCTTGCGGAATTGTTCCTGTACACTGGCCAGCGACCGTGTTTCACCACTGAGGGATCGAACGCCATCTATCTGCCGAAAGAACGATTCCGCCAGCGCATCCTGCCGCCGCGCCAGCGCCTCTGCCTGAGCGTCGTTCTCCCGATAACGCTGGTTTAACCCGGTGACGCGCTGGTAAGTCTCATCGACCGATTTGGAGACCCGCTGCAATTCGTTCTGAAGCCCGGCGGCGGCATCCGCCTGCCGCCTCTGCATATCGGACACGGCGCCGGCACCGGCATCGCAGGTCGTTTTAAGCGCGGTGATTTGCGCCTCTGCCGCACTGCGCATGCGCGTCTGCACTTTTTCCGACTCATTCGCCACACCGGACAGTTGCCCCTTAATCCTGGCAATCTGTTCGGTGAATGTGGCGCTGTCGACATCCAGGTTAATGACAAGGTCGCTAATCTGCTGGGCCATATCTGGTGCCTCCTGTAATTCCCTCCGCGGCCAGCATCATGGCTTCATCGTCCTGTATATTATCCGCTGCAGCCTCAGCGGAGGGAGACAGCAGGCTGAAGTGTGCAGGGGTGATGTCCGGATCCCGGTATAAGAAGGTTGAAATGGTGTAAAGCAGCCCGGAGAAGTGGGCATCGAGCTGCGCGTCCTGAAAAAAACGCTCCCGGTAAAAGTGATGCCAGTCGCCCAGCTCGGAGGACGTCATGCCAGCAAGCATGGCGCGCCAGTCAGGTCGCCCGAACTCACGCGCCAGCTTCAGGACAAAATCAAGCTCGCTGGCTAGGGCTTTTCCGCTGTAACAGGTTCATCACCCAGCACGGTGGTATCAATATCTTCATCCGTAGATTGCTCTTCTTCGGCAACCGGCGCCAGCATGCCGGAGAGCAGCTTGATCTGCATTTCCGCTTTGCCAATCGCTTCCGGCGGCCAGGTACTCATCACCTGCTGGTGGAGCTCCTCTTCAGAGGGCCCTTTAGGATCGTTATGCCAGAGCGAGAGCGCAATCAGGCGCGCGCCTGCGCGGATACTCATACTGACCAGCCCGGCGGACATTTTCTGGTCATCCACGTCATCAGAAATGGCGGATAAGGCTTTTTCTTCTGCGGCCAGATATTCGAGATAAGTAATGCGCTGCAATGCCGACAATTCGGTGATCGGCACCGTAGCGCCGTTATGGGTAAATTCGTCTTTTTTCAGAAACATGCTCATTCCTCTGTTATCAGGAAGCCGTCACGGTGGTTTTGCAGGTCGCCACAAAATTACCGTCATTACTCATGACAATAATGTCGGCAGCACCAGGTGCCACGCCGGTGACGATCAGAGATTTGCCACTCACGACCACCTTCGCTTTCGAGCTATCCGAGGTCGCTGCGCGGAACGACTGCATCGACGCGCTGGCAGGCAGGAAAGTAACATTTAGCGTTGTGGTGGTGCCGACTGCCACGCTGGCCGTTGCCTTATCGAGTTTGATACCGGTCACCGCGATCGGCGGATTACCGCTTTCTTCCGCCAGTTCAGGTTTCCCGGTATTGGTGATTTTGGCTGTACGGGTGATCACTTCCTTCGCGGGAATGGCTTTACCCAGGCTACTGCACCACCCTTTGAACACATCCACGGTGCCATTCGGGTATTTAATTTTGTAGGCCCGCACATCGCCATCGACAAACCAGGCCACCAGCGACTTTTGCCCCTCTTCCCCTGGCTTCCAGGCCAGGGTTAAAGACGTATCACCTGCCGATTTTGCCCCCTGCGCTGTCGCAGTCCAGTCTGCGTTTTCATCGTCAAGGTAGGTGTCATCGTAGGACTCCGCCGTCATTTCGCCCGGCGTCAGTTCCTTAATTTTCGCCAGGCGCTGCCAGTCAGCATCGGAAAGCGGGTTAGCGTAGGGGTTCCCCGTTCCGGTATACAGCCAGAGCGTGGTACCAGCCCCTTTTACCGGGGCCATTGGATTAGGAGTTGCCATAAAATTCCTTATCTAAAATAAGTGAGGGTATAGGTCAGATCGACCGATCCCCAGGTGGCCATTTCGTCATCACGCTGGTAGTCGTAGCCCATGGGGATCATCGTTTCGATTAAGGGAAATAGCGCCGGGATAGTTTCAAGAGCCGGATACACCTTCTCTTCCATCCACGCATCCAGCGCGCTATCCGGCGTGGTGGATTTCAGAAATACCTCGATATGAAGGACTGCTTGCCAGCTATCCTCATCCAGGCTTTCTCCCGTGTATTCGGCATCCGTCAGATAGACTGCGAGCGCCGGTAGATCCTGCTCTTCCAGAAAGACAGGGCGTCCGTCAAACCATGTCACACGGTCCGGAATGGACGTCTTTAACTGGTCCAGAACAGCAAGACGAATAGCGGTGTGTTTGCTCATCGCTTCAGGTGGATCCTCAGTTGATTTTTCAGCGCGGACGACAGCTCCTTCGGCATGTCACTGTCGATAAGCTGCTTTGATATAGCGGTGAAGTTTTGGGTTAACGGGGTTTCGAGAGGAACTTTCACAACATCAATCGGGTAGCGGGATTTACCCAGACGGTGCATCACCTGCCACCGCCCGTTCGCAAGCTGCTGGATAAATGCATTTTTGAAAATGTACGGTCCAATACGAAGCACACTCCCGCGCCCGCGTTTTTCGCCTTTTCGCCTCGAAAGCTGCACCCGTGCAGCACCCAGTTTGATTGCAGGCAGGTTCCCTCTATTAATACGAATGGCCGCCACCAGACGATCAGGTTTCGCGCGCTTAAGACGCGACCGCTGCCGGACCAGCCTCACCGGCAACCCTTTTTTGCGGTTATCACCAACCGTTGCCTCTTTCGCCACCTTGCGGCTACCTTGCGTAATTGTTCGCCCGGCAACCCGGTTAAGCGCCTGCGCGGTAGCCGTCGGTACCATCAGTCGGCTCAGACTGTTCAGATTCTGGATAGCACGCTCAAGACCTTTCAGAGACATGATTCACTCCAGCCAGATTTGAGGCTTCCCGTTAAAAAACTGATAGCGGGTAACGATCCAGTCTTTACCGTCATATTCCACGGCATCGTTTCTGGCGGGCCGATAACCAGCAGCAAACACGACCAGCACCGTGGCGGCTCCGGAAAGTGCGCCCATCTCCTCCAGCAACTCAGCAGGCACGACGTCAACGCTTATGCCGTTAATGACCGCTTCCTTGCCCATTTTTTTGAGGGTGGCGGCATCCATCCGGGCCGCCATCTTGTCGAAAGGGTTAGGCATTGATCTTGACGTCAATGACGGTACTGTTTGCGCCCGCATCTTCCCAGGCAACCCCAGCAAAAACTGCGCCTGTTGCTTCCAGCTGTACCTTGCCCGCCTTGAAATACACCTTCTTTCCCGCTTTAATTTCATCAGCGGGCAGCTTCGGCAGTTGGAATACCCCTTCAGTAAGACCATCGCCAGTATCGCCGCCGGGAATATCAGTGATCGCGATAGCAATCAGCTCACCGACAACAACAGCTGCCCCACTCAGAATCGGTTCCTGTCCGGCATTAACCAGATGAATCGTCTTTCCTTCCTGCACAAAGTTTTTAGCCATAACATCTCCTGGCAGCCCCGCAGGGCTGATTTCAGGTATAAAAAAAGCCCTGATGGGCTAATGAGATATGAGTTGGCAGAGAATTACTTGCCAGTTGATTTCGCCAGGCCGCGGAAGTCTAACGGCGCAACACCCGCATCGATACGCACCTTCGTGGCGATCCCGTCGGTATTGAAACCTTCCTGCTGGTCAATGTAAGGCGTGTCAACACCATTCAGATAAGCTACTTCGATGGTATCGGTGCCTTTCGCAGCGGCCAGGTACCAGGCGTTCGGATCCTTGTCATCCAGCCGTGCTTCAGCAATCACTTCGGCAAAGTTCTGGATAGGGTTAATGATCCCGGCGTTAATATCTGCGCCCTTAACGCTTGCCGATTTAATGGTCTGACTGGCAATCGTTTCGAGCCCTACCGGCACCAGCATGTAAGCTGGACGAATATTCAGCGATCGTTCCCCTTCTTTCTGCAGGCGCATCAGTTTGCGGGCATCATCAATGCTCGAAACAGAAATGGCGCCAGAGGAGAGGTTTTTGTGATCGGCATGGAACAGCGGTTTGCCGTCGGACAGTTTCGGGTTATCCAGCAGAATCGCATATACCAAATCACCAATGGTAGCTTTCGCAGCACGTCCCATTTTCGCCGGGACGTCAGTCAATGCGTTCAGATCATCGTTGATAATCGCCTGGCGGGTAATTGAGAAAATTTCCCCATAGGTAGCCAGTGCGATCGTTTCGCCTTTATCGCCCGTGGTCACATATTTATATTCAGCCCCTTCGCGAACCTTGCGGAGGGAGTTAAAACCGCCCATTCCCACGCGGTGAGCAGTTTTAAAATCAGACAACTGACCTTTCTTCGTCCACAGATCAAAGGTCTCTGCTGCCTCATCCCACCCCTGCAGAAGCGCCTTATTCGCCACGTCGAGCAGAATATTGCCAAAATCAGAGGTACTGTGAGTCAATGCCAGGCCAACCATCTGCATCGGATTGTAACTGGCGACCCCGATACCGCGTTCCGTCAGTGCCATACGCGCATACTCACGTAGCGTCATCCCGTTGTACACGTTATCGCGCTCCTGATTTTCATACCCTGCACGGGCCATCAGCGCCTGGCGGATGCCATCGCTAACAAAATTCCCGTTCCCGGCATAAATGTGCGGCTGTTCGCTTTTGTTCGATGGAGTAGCAGCCTTGCCCAGAGCAGCCAGCAGAACATCTTTCGCCTGCTCCACAGTGCAATCGGGGTCCGCAATACACTGGTTTTGCAGCTCCTGGTGCTTACCGCCGAACATAGCAAACAGATCATTAATCCCGTTCACACGGTTACGCTGTTCGGCATAAACCTGCGCCCGGATAGCATTCTCATCCACAGCGGCAGGCTGAGGGGCGGTAGGTTGGTGTGCCTGAGGTTGTGGTACAGGCTGCTGCGGTTCGCGCTGGGTGGAATTACGCGGCGGGGTGACCATATTACGAATGCTGTTTGGCATTTTTTCAAATTCCTCAATACGTTTTGAATGAATACAGGCCATTGCCTGAAGGGATGGGATCACCTGGTCAGCAAAACCCATGGCAAGGCATTCAGCGCCATCCAGCCAGGTTTCGTCTTCCAGCATTGCGGCAATCTCATCAGAGGTTTTTCCGGTTTTTGCTGCATAGGCGGGGATTAAGACCGATTCAACTTTATCCAGCAAATCAGCGTAGTCGCGCATGTCGTTGGCATCGCCGCCGGCAAAGCCCCATGGCTTATGGATCATCATCATGGTGTTTTCCGGCATGATGACCGGATTACCCACCATTGCGATGACAGAAGCCATGGAGGCAGCCAGGCCATCTATGTGAACGGTGATTGCGGCACCGTGATGTTTCAGGGCATTAAAAATGGCGATGCCATCAAAGACATCGCCACCAGGCGAGTTAATGTGAAGATTAATATGGCTGACATCACCCAGCGCTTTAAGGTCGTTAACAAACTGTTTGGCCGTCACTCCCCAATAACCAATTTCATCATAGATATAGATATCCGCTTCGTTGTTGGCGCTCGCCTTCATACGGAACCACGTATTACTTTTTACGCTTGCTTTCGGACGTTGAAGCGTCCAGGTCTTTGGCATCGGCACTGGTGCCTCCTCTGTCATTGGCAGGATCAGTATCAAATATCAGCCCCTGCTCACGGTTTTCATCGATTTCGGCCTTCCGGCGTGCTTTCACATCATCGGGATGACGCCCGCTGGCACGAACCCAGTCTGATTCCGTCGCAGCGCCACCGCGTATTTGAGCCTTCCAGGCATTAGCCTCCTTGACGGGATCAATCCATGGCATGACCGGGCCGGAATACACAGCGGTGTATAAGGACTCAATATCCAGCCCGCGTGGTAACGTGATTTGGCCGCTGGCGACAGCCATCTTCAGCCAGGCGCGATACATCGGACGTGTCACTGCGCCAATAAACCAGTCCTGGAGAATGAGATATCCGTCTGTCGATTCCACCAGCTCCTGCCGCTGAGCACTGTAAGTGCCGTTATAGTTTCTGGCGGTACTGGAAAAACTCAGACGGCTGCCCGCAGACACAGCTCGCAGCTGGCCGTTGCGGAAGGTTTCAAGATTGGGATTCGGGCGATCGGATTTGACCATGCCGATATCCTCGCCGGGCAGCAGGTCGTCGTAGATAATGCCGGGCTGAATATTCAGCTCACGATCGTCATCCTTACCGGCGTTTTCATCCCAGCTTTGCCCATCCCCTTTTTTGATATACATCCCAAGGGCGGCGGCGATGCGTGCTGCAGTCAGTTCAGCATCTTCGTATTCTTTCAGAGCACTGAGTCGCATAAGAACGCCGGACAAAAGCGACGTTCCGCGCGTCTGATGCAGCCGGCGGACAAACTTCAGGTGGAGCATGTTTTCCGCATCAACCCGTTTCGTTTCCAGTTGCCTGCCAGAGACCGGCAGGCTTTTATAAACCAGATAGCCCTTTGGCCTGCCCCAGTTATCGGTATATACCCCCTGATTTAGCTTGTCTGACTCGTTGCTGGTCTGGGGAACAAAATCAGCCTCAAGCGCTTCCAGCCAGAACGGCACCCCGGCGGTAGGCGTCAGGCCATTGCCTGTGCCGCTGACGATCTGTGCAAAAACCTCCCCGTCGCGCAACCAGCTGCGTAACATCAGGCGCTCCAGCATGGGGCGGGTAAACTGATGGGTCACTTCCGGTCGAATAGACCATTCCCCCCATTTCTGCCGGATATCCGCCGCCAGCTTTTTAGCGATCTTGCCATTCTTGAGCTTCGGATGCGGCTCCACGATAATCCCGCTTTTACCTACCACCCGCTCTTCAAGCTTATCGAAAATGCCAATCACTAAATCGTGGTTATTATCAAGCCACCTCGCCTGCTCACGGAGAGAGACGGCCCCCATCTTGCTGAGCTGGTCAGCGGAACGATTCTCTCTTCGGGCTTTGTGGGTGCGGGTGGGCTTAACGGCTTCATATGCCTGTATCATGGCGCGGGATCTTAGCCTCGCAGCCTTCCAGCCGGGAGAAATGACACCTATCGCATCATCAAGTAAAGACATTAAAACCTCGCCAGTTTGTAGCCAGGCCACCCCCGGCGCTGATTATTCAGGGAAGTAAGACGCCGCTCCCACTCCTGCCGCCCTTTACGGATTTCGGACAGGTTTTCCATGGTCATTTCCTGACCGTTAAATTTGATGGATTTGCCATCCAGTACCGCCATCTCCGCTTCGGCATAGCGCTGGATCATGGCCTCAATATCACTTTTATTCATAACCAGCCTCCTGAGGTGGCCCATGGGTTAGCATCATCAGTTACGGTTTTTTTGCGTTTGCGCTTTTTGGTCTGGACCGGCGCTGGCGCCGGGGGTGCTTCTTCGCCAGTTTCCGGCGGCACGTTCTCCATCCACGTTTCCCGCCGCGCCCAGTCAGGCGCATCAGGCCATTTAATTTTTTCGTATCCGCGAAGGATAACCAGCGCATCAGCGTAAACCAGCAGGTCAAAAGCTTCGTTGGCGCCGCGACCCGGCTTGCTCCATTTGCCATCAGAATCACGCTCCTCGTAAGTCAGTTCGTCGTAAAACCAGCTCCCCAGCCACTTCGGGAAATGGATGTAATTCGGCCCCGGTGTTTCGCGCCACAAGGCATTGTTTACCCGGTCTTTGAGGTCATTGGTTTGCAGCAGATATAGCGGGACATCCCCAGCGGCTTTCGCCCGGCGCGCCGAACGGCCGGTGTTATCTGGCAGGGATTGGGTGATCAGCTTTTCGCGTCGATGACCGTCACCTTTAAACAGGTAAACATTCCGGCCAATTCCCTCCCGACGGCATTTACGCCAGAATCGGTAGGCATTATCGGTGACACCATCCTCACCGCCGGAATCGACTGCCATTGCCATCAGGCGCATACACCGGCGGGGATCGGATGCCATTCGCCACGTCTTGTAAAAGACATCGGTCAGCAGCAGATCCCAGTCCTCCGGGTAACTGGCTGGATCGATGGGCAGGCTTTCGCCGTTAGCGTCGCAGCGGAGTGACTGGCGGATGTTATAACGGTCCACCAGCCACCGTTCGCCCATGCTTCCGTAGCCAGTGACCTGAACGACAAAGCGGCGATTACGTCCCCCCTGAACGTCAACCGTTGCCACCAGGAAACAAACACCATCAGGCACACAACGTTTCGGGACATCCTCGGCCCGCTGTTCGAGCAGTTCGCTTTTACGCTGTTCGGTACTCGCCCGCGGCAGATAAGGGCGACCAAAGTCAGTGTTAACGACCGTTTTTAGTGTTTCTTCGCTATGGGTTTTTTCGTATTCCTGTTCAGCCGCCAGATATTTATAAATTAGCTGTGACCAGGTCTGGTAAGCAGCTGCTGGCCCTTCCATCCAGAAAGAAGCAATGCGTGACCGCCGCCCCTCCCCTGTAATGTTTCCATCCCGATCAATTGACTGCCCGTCACGTAGCCAGACGCTTTTCATGTTCAGCTCGCGCTTCATCGCAGGAAGCACTTTTCCTTTGCAGGCCGGGCATTGCAGATAGGCCGCTTCGCTGGCTGTGACCAGGTCCGTCGTGTCACGGTAGCCAGTCATGTTGGCAACTTCAGGCTGAAAATATTCCCCACAATGCGGGCAAGGCCAGTAAAGCCGCCGGCGGTCCCCGCGGTTATACAGCGACAACACGCCCGTTGTGGGCGGTGCTTCATGGGGTGAACTCTGCCGCCATTTCGTATCGAGAATGTCGCGGCCCGGTGAGCTTTCGACCAGGGTCATACCCGAAGACATAAACGTAGTAGTACGTTTGGAGGCAAGCGAGAATCCGTCCCCCTCCCCGTCGATGTCCTCCGGGAAGCGGTCGTAGTCGGTGAGAGCAACAAATTTATAGTCCGACGATGACATAATATTGACTGAAGGCCAGCCTAGCTTCAGATAGTTACCTGCACGGAATGTGCGATCGTGAACGTTGTTATCGTTACGGCGAGGGCTCAGTCTTGATTTAACCTGCGGGCTGCAACGGAATGTGCGATCAAGACGCTTTTTTGAATGTTCGCGCGCTTTCTCTTCGGAGACCTGGATTACCAGCATATCAGCCGGGTCACAAACGATGCTGTATACAATCCAGCCATCAATCAGGCCAATAGTCTTACCCGTTCGTGCCGGGCCGACAAACACCACAGCATCATACTCGCGTGACGCCAGGCAATTCATTGGCTCGATAACATAAGGGGCCAGATTAGGATCCCACGGGACCGAGTTACCGGCGCCCATTGGCACACGCATATACTCGGCCACCGCGTCGGCAACCAGCATGCGGCGTGGCGCGCGTAAAATTCCGGAGACATCCCGACGGATCCCCCTGGCGGATGCCCGCTTTGCCATCAGTCCTCCTCTGGCTCATCCTCCTCTGCTTCGGCTTCCATGACCTTCTGGGCCATCTGGTCGCGCAAATCGTCAATCACACTTTGAACACGGGAAACCGCTGCAGGTGGAAGCGCACAATCGCGCTCGAGTACATCAGGGAGGGTTTCAAGCACCATCACTACAGCTTTTGCCATTACTGAAAACTCCCTGGCAACTTCATCTGCCGGGATCAGTTGCCCCGTATCCTGCTCAAACTTGATCCGCTCGTTCTCTGCTTTCCAGTGCGCCAGCCTGTCAGCCGGCGGCATGTCCTCAAGATTTGTTGAAACCGTGGGGATCATTAACTCAGCCAGAACGTCGGTAACTAAATACAGTTTTAGTTTGCTGTTGCTGCCTAGCGCCGGCTCAACATTTTTCAGCCTGGCGGCCACTGTCTGACGGTGGACATTGGTTATGCCCGCCAGCTGATTGATATTCAGCTTCAGAGAAGCGATTTCCTGATCCATGATGGTGAACACTTTTTAACCATTTCGACATCATTGCAAAACAGGCATCAATAAAATCAACAACCTGTGCAAATGATGATGATGACCATGGATCCAGAAAACCAGCCGATTCCCGCGAGCGCGCCGCCCCGTGGAAGGCCACCCCGCCGGGAGGACCCATTAGATAATGATTATCGTTTGTAAT